TTCGTCTATTGTTGATAATGTCTAACACACGCTTCTGACTTTCAATAGGCGGTGATACTGGCGGATCGTACATTCCTGTTTTTGGATTAACAAAAATTTCTGTACCATCAGCTAAAAATGATCGTACTTTTATTTCTTTTTGTTTACGCATTGTTCATAGCTCCTTTAATTATTCCGGTTATTTCAGTTTCATTGCACCTCTGCTATAATTTAGCCAAGGAGGTGAACTATATTTATGGATAATTACTCTTCTTTGATAGATGAAATTCTAGCCAACCCCGATATTGACTGGGAAGCTATGGTGGACGTAGCAGTTTCTGAAAACCTATCTGATTCACAAAAACAAGATATCCGTAACATAATGATCGCTACAGCAAAAATTGCTTCATTAGCCACAATCAAAGTTTTAGAAGAAAATTCTAATTAACTTTTTTACCGAAGAATTCGTCCACACTTTTTAGAATTTCTTCAATCGGTTTATCCTCTTGACTACTTCCGATAGTTGAGAGGATACTTTTTATTTCTTGCTCAGTTCCTTCGATTGTTATTTTCATGTTCTACACTCCCTTTCTATGCTGTTTGTTTATTTGCTTACCTTTAGATATACTTTTATTGAGTAAATATTAGAGGTATTTACTCAATAGAGTAGAAAGGAGATTTGAAATGCCTAATTTTATAACGATTCGAAAAGTGAACAATCATTTAGATACCGAGACGTTTAGTTACAAAGGGCCTGTTACTATTCATAAAAAAGATGGTTCGTCTCTTGAATGTCATCTAAATGATTTCGCATTTACGGATAATCATAATTACTTGTCTTTTTCTTTTGTGACAGAAGACGGAAATAAGATTTCTAAATCGGTAGATCAATATGAGATTTACAGTATGAGTTACAAGTTACGGTAATTCTTATATATTTATCGTTCTCAGTTTTTAGTTCATCCAGATATTCACCAACCCTGTCAAAAATTTCTTGGCGGGGTTTTTTTACAGGAATATAAAGCTCTCCCCAGAGTAAATCGTCTTGTCTGTCGTAAATGCTTTTTGAGAGTATACTTTCTCTATTTTCTCTATCTACTGGCTCTATTAACCGTTTTTTTGGTTCTCCTGATAAAGCTGCAAGTTTTGATTCCATATAGTTTCTCCTTTCTATGCTGGTTGTTTGTTTTTTTGCATTTTTGGAACAAACGTTGTAAAAAAATATTCTGGAAAGACTTCTGATGTCGGTTTCTTTAAAGCATCAGATAATAACTTCGCTTCTTCTAAAGTGATAGACATTTCAGCCCGTTCTCTTTTTCCGTATTGCTGAGCAGTTACTCCGATAACCTTCCCCATGTCAAATTGAGTAAACTTCGCTTTTTTTCGGGCTTCATATAAGTTCATGTGCATTTTTGGAACACCCCCTTGCAAACAATATACCACCTCTGTTCCAAAAATGCAAACAGTTTTTACATTTTTTTTTAATTTTATGCTTAATTATAAGTTAATGTTAAGTAATTCAAGTTTAATCTTGCATTTTTGGAACTATTGACTTATTATTAAGTAGAAATAAATTAGAAAGGAGGATTTGTTTTGAGTGTTTTCTCTGAAAGATTATCGGATTTAATGAGAAAAAAAGATTTATCAGATGAAGAGCTTGGGCGTTTAGTCGGGGTTAACAGAACAACTGTTACAAGATGGCGAACTGGTGAACGCAGTCCAAAAATGGAAAAGTTGCCAGAAATTTCTTCTGTTTTCAACGTAGATCCACGAATTTTCGTAGGCGAAGACCCTGCTTCTACCTTAAATCAAGTATACGATGTCACTTCTGAATTAAACCCACCACGGCAAACGAAAGTTCTTGAGTACGCCAAAAAGCAACTAGAAGAACAAGAGAAACTTGACCTTAAAGCTATTCCTATGGTAGGTAAATCAGCTGCTAACCCAAGCGTGCTGGAATACGGCGATGCAGATATCGAACAACAATCATTTTCACACGTTCCAGACGGAGCAGACTGCGCTATTTATATCCAAGGTGATTCAATGGAGCCGCTTATAAAAAACGGAAGCATAGTTTTTTATAGAAAACAGCACGATGTAGAAAATGGGGAAATTGCTATCGTGGAGATAGATGGCGATGGTGTTACTTGTAAGAAGATAATAAAAGACTATGAGAATGAGCGTATTCTATTGAGATCAGTAAACGAAAAATATGATGACAGAATCTTATTAACTGAGGAAATTAGAATTATAGGAAAAGTGATATTATAGGAGGAATGGGATTGAAAAAATCATTATTAGTATTTGGATTAGGGTGTGTTCTCATCGGTGTGTTAGTAGCTTGTTCCGGAGAGAATAAAAGTAGGAAAGATTTAAGCGATCAAGACAAGATATATGTTTACGAATCTAGCGTAGTACCCAAGTACGCTGAACTAGGAGACAGCTTTTTACGATTAGCTTTCGAATGGGAGTTCGGAAAAGATGAGGATAGCATGACTAAAAAAACTTTTATGCAATCCAACATAAGTATAAATGCTTATCAAGGAGAGCAGATGCTTATTTTAGATCCTGAAAATAGCTCAGGAATGGGCAACAGCATCTATGAAAAATCACCTGGAAATGTGTCACTAGCATACAAATTGGTTGACAACGTGACTCCTGTTGATTTTAAAGTTTACTGGAGTGAACTTTCATCTAAAGATAAACCTGTTAAATTAACCGTAGATATTCAAGATTTAGAACCATTAAAATGACAAAAAATAAGACTAGCCTTCGGGCTTTTCTTTTCATCACGCAAGAACATACATTCGAAAGGAGCAACATTGTGAATAAATATGAAGTTGAAAAAAGATTATGTGAAGAATTAAATATAGAATACATACATTTAAATCTTCGCACTGGACCTAGCTACAGATTTACCGAAGAAGAGTATCAGGAGTTGAAAGCCGACTACGCCAAATTGTTTTTACAGTTAGAAAATATTGATGAAAACAACTAGTATTTATATTGAAAGGAGCAATTTTATATGAAACGTGCAGCATTGTATATCCGTGTATCCACAATGGAACAAGCCAAGGAAGGATACAGTATTCCCGCACAAACAGATAAACTAAAAGCTTTTGCAAAAGCAAAAGATATGGCAGTTACAAAAATATATACTGATCCAGGGTTTTCAGGAGCAAAAATGGAGCGCCCTGCATTACAAGAAATGATATCCGATATTCAAAATAAAAAAATTGATGTGGTTCTAGTCTACAAATTAGACAGGCTTTCACGTTCACAAAAGAATACATTGTATTTAATTGAAGATGTATTTCTAAAAAATAATGTAGACTTTATCAGCATGCAAGAAAGCTTTGACACATCAACACCTTTTGGCCGTGCGACGATAGGAATGCTATCCGTTTTTGCACAATTAGAGCGAGACACAATTACAGAAAGAATGCACATGGGAAGAACAGAACGTGCAAAACAAGGATACTATCACGGAAGTGGCATTGTTCCATTAGGTTACGATTATGTGGATGGAGAATTAATTATCAATGATTACGAGGCGCAAATTATTCAAGAAATCTATGATTTATATGTGAACCAAGGTAAAGGACAGCAATATATAACAAAACGTATGGTTGCAAAATACCCAGATAAGGTAAAAACATTAACCATAGTAAAATATGCCTTAACCAATCCATTATATATTAGCAAAATAAGTTGGGACGGCAAAGTGTATGATGGCCATCACACACCTATAATTGATAAATCTATGTACGATAAAGCTCAAGAAATTATTGCCAGAAAGGCTCAAAAAGGTGGCGAACAGCATGGAAATCAATTAGGACTTTTATTAGGGATTACTTATTGTGGTAAATGCGGAGCTAAAGTATTTCGTTATGTATCAGGAGGCAAAAAATATCGATATAATTATTATATGTGTAGATCAGTAAAGAAAATGCTACCTTCGTTAGTAAAAGATTGGGACTGCAAACAACCTAGTCTCAGACAAGAAGTAGTTGAAAAGAAAGTAATAGATTCACTTAAATCATTGGACTTCAAAAAAATCGAACGTGAATTAAAACAAGTTGAAAATAAAACAAAATCAAAAATCACCACTATTAACAACCAAATTTCCAAGAAGCATAACGAAAAACAAAAAATTCTAGATTTGTATCAATATGGTACATTTGATGTCACAATGCTTAATGAACGTATGAAAAAAATTGATAATGAAATAAATGCGTTAACTGCCAATATATCAAACTTAGAAGGTACCAAAAGTGAGTCATTAATTAATAAGCTTGAAACGTTAAAAACTTTTAAGTGGGAAACTGAAACTACAGAAAATAAAATCCTTATCATCAAAGAGTTTGTTGAACGTATAGAACTATTTGATGATGAGGTAATTATTAAATATAAATTTTAGGTACATAGTGTTATTTACACTAATAAACAAAACTATATACCTAAAATATTACATTTATACAAATCGGTAGACAACACGAACATACATTCGGTATAATTATATTACTAGGAGGCCGATATTATGAAAACTAATTATGTAGGAGTAGTTGAAAAGATTAGAATGTTAAGTATGTACCCAAAAATGCTAGTTCGATTCTCATTAGTAACACAGGGCGAAACTATAAACTGTATCGTCTCTAAACACGAAATGGCAAATATGTTACTAATGCTACCTGAGCAATCTGAACTCGCTGTCTATGGTCATTTGAATAAACGAAATCAACTTGTCATTGATAAAATGCTTGTAAGGAAATCTTTGATTAGTGCATAAAAATGAACCTTATTCTAATTAAGAAAACGAAGCTTGTTTTAATGTAGAGTGTTGAAACGTACGTTCTTGTTGATATATTAGTATTTCAAAGTGTATAATTTATTTATTACAATGTGGAGGTTTCAAATGAATCAGCAAGAAGAGTTCGACATGCTATTTAGTTGCTTAAAGATAATTGACGAAGACAAACTTAACTTTCCAGAAGTTGGATCACAAAATTATCATAATTTATATAAATATCAGAACAAAGAAGAAAAGTTCAAATTATTAATAAATAGAAAAGGCCATTTAAATAAACAGAATCTAACATATATAATGAATTCCCAACGTTTAAAAGGATTATTAGTTCGTTTAGATATGACAGGTCCGCCTCATATAGGTATAGATGGCACAAAAATAGATACTCCGCATGTTCATATATTTGATAAAAATCATAACTTTGGATCAATTGTTGAACCTCTCTCAAGAATATCTAACATTATTATTAAAAATGAACTTCGTGATAGTTTGGAAGCATTTTTAGTGTATAATAATGTTGATTTGAAGAATAAAAATATTCCCCATTTGTAAATATTACACAGAAAAGGAGCTGATCAAGTTGAAAGATAGCAAAACTTTCATTTCTGATTATGTAAATTGGTTAAAACAAGAATACTCTTTCAATAAACTTGATCAAGCAGATGAGGTTATTACTCCATTTGTTAACCATATTAACGATCGTATTAGAATATACCTTCAGTATATGTCTAATGATAAAATCAGAATATCGGATGATGGAAATACTATAAATGAGTTGGAAATGCTAGGCATTGATTTAAATACTAAAGTCAGAACAAAACTTATCGAGAACGTTTTGAATAACTTTTCTGTTAATCTGGAAAACGATATTTTATTTATAGATTCTGATCCGTCAAATTTTCCTACTAATAAACACAAGTTAATTCAGACAATTCTACGAGTTTATGATCTTACAATGACTCAAAAGAAGAACATCATAAATCTTTTTAACGAAGAAGTTCAAGAATTTCTCTTCGATCATGATTTTGCTGGCAACGTTGGAGCAAAATATACTGGGGGATCTGGAATAGATTATCAAATCGACTATTCCTTAGGACCTACAAAAAAGAGGCCTGAGATTTTTATTCAATTCATTAATAACTTTAATTTTAACTCAATAACAACTGAAAGTTTTATTTATGATGACTTAAAAGAGGCTCGTTCTTCTGATAAAACAAAATTTAGTTACAAAATAATAGCAAATGATGATGAACAAAAACTTTCTACAAAAGCATTAACCGCAGCTCGTGCTAAAAACATCGATGTTATCCCGTGGTCTGATAAAAAAACAATCCTCTCTTTAAAATAAATATGAAATAAAAAAAGACCAGACGAAAAAAGCTTGCTCTCAATTGAGAGCAAGCTTTTTTGTATAATCTTCCAGACTATCTAGACTATATAGGTGTAAAAATATTTTGCTTTAGAAAAAGTTGTTGCTACAAGCTTTATACTAAATTAATTAGAAAAATCAAAAGTAATTCAAAAGAATTGATAACTAAGTGGTTTACAACATTGAAAAATCACTATATGCGTAGTAAACTAATAAGTGAGAAATGTATTGGGCCAGCCAGTACGTTGGAAAGTGCCTAGATTTTATTCTAGACACTTTTTTTATTTCATTGCATGATTAAGTTGGAAAGGCGATTTTTTGTTATGGACCATACAGGACTCGAACCTGTGACCTAACCGTTATGAGCGGTTGGCTCTAACCAACTGAGCTAATGGTCCTAGATGATTATCTAATTTTACATGGTTCTATTGATAAGTTCAATATATGGAGGTATACTTTTTTAAGGAGGTGTGTTATGCACTTGAAAAACAAAGAACACATAGAAAAATTATGCAATGAAGCAAATAAGGTATTTATTGGAGAAGCTTTATCAGACTATCCCAAATATAAATATTTACCTACATGGCTAAAAAACAAAAGTCTTTATTTAAACAGGGAGCGGTGTAATTGCGCCAAACAGTATCGCGTTTACAAACGTGGTTCTATTGTTTATGTAGACTTTGGAATAAACGTTGGTTACGAATTATCTGGTAACCATTTTGCAATAGTTGTAAATAACCATGATAATCCCAAAAATGGTGTTTTGTCTGTTATTCCTTTATCATCTAAAGATAAGAAAAACTATCTTCCTCTAGGCCCCATAATTAATTTATCTAGCATTAAACATTTTATTGCAGAATCTGATAAGTTTTCCTTCAGGTTGAAAGTGTTTGTTCTATGCTCTATTCATTATGGAAAAGTATCTGAAGATGCTCTGCAACTTTCCTCTGTAAAGAAGGCCCCTGATATTACTACAGAAGAAGCTTTAGTTCTTGCAAAAAAATTCGGATATGAATTCACTGATAATAATACTATTAAAAAAACTTTGAACGAATTGGAAGAAACCATAGAAGAACACAAGAAAGTTTTTACTATATATCAAAAATATACAAAAGATTGCTTTGCTATGCCCTCTAATATCCAAACGATTAGTAAAATGAGAATAAAAAAAATAAACAAATATGATCCTTCAGGGAAAATGAAAGTTAACGCTACTATAATGAGCGCCCTAGACGATGCGCTTTTAAAGAACCTCACAAAAAAATAATAAGTTTTACTTGCATTTACCAATATAAGATTGTATCATTGAACTATAGAAGGCTATATCTGCCTATTAAATTTTACACAGAGGGACATAAGCGCCCACAGAGAATTTATTTAAAGTCACCTATATGGTGGCTTTTTTTGTTCACTTTTTTTATCAAAAGAACCGCCTTGGGGAAGGCGACTAAAAAAACAAAATCACCCACAATCTGTCGTGTGATGGTGAGTGATTTTGCCATTAATTGAGATTCTATAGTGAATGTCATCACTGAATAAATCATACTATATAGGATTTTTTCTGTAAAACAAAAACCGTCCCTTGGCAAGGACGGTTTAAGTGAATGACTCCTTTATTGTAGGTCTAATATACTATTA